CTAATGCGATTAACAAATTAGCAGAGATCGCTGGACTAACAGAAGAAGAAATTAACTCAATACTCTAATTCTGCAGTATTATCTGTACTAACTATTACACTGCGCAGATATGTGCAGGTATGAAATGAAATACAAAGTACTAACAGCTACAACACTCTGCGCACTTATCGCATCACCATCATTAGCATTTACAGAACCATTTCCAGGAAGTTATCGTGAGACACGTGATATCACATGTCCAGCGCAGTACCCGATAAAGACTGGTGAGGGTGTTATGGGTGGTGGATACATCACTACCTGCTGGACATCACAAGCCTGGACATTACAGATGGCTGGTGGAGATGACTGGACTGCCTGGCTTAACGGCACCTACACTCCAGCACCAACTCCTACACCTACAGTCACCATTACACCTGCACCACAGATTATAGAAAGAGTGGTAACAGTTAGTGGTGGCACTAATACTGTGATCCAGTATGTGCCTGAGGTTAAGTCTGAGCCTGTCACAAAGAAAGAGATTAGAGCTGAAATTAAGCGACTTAAAGGTGAAATGTCTAAATTAAATAAGAAACTAAAGAGACTGGTGGCATCATCCAAACCGACATTCAAGTAACAGGTGAGCCCTGGTACACAGTGGAGCAGATATTAGAGGCCTACCATAGACGCTTTCAGGTATTAGGACATAAGAGACAATTATGGCTAACTGATAAGCATCTAATTAACAGGCTAGCTAAGCGTGTGCATCCACAGTTCGCTACCACTGATGACCTAGAGCAGGTAATTATGCTATCGCCTGCTCAGGCCACCAGAAAGACAAACAGTAACCGTTACAAGATGATTTACAGGCATCTAATACATCTGCAGTTAGTACCTGAGGATCATAACCCTGCTGAGAAACTGGTGCGCATCAGAAAGCCTAAATCGATGCCTAGACCATTTACAGCTGGTGAGGTGGCCACGATTATGGAATCAGCTAAGAGTCCTATGCGTGACTGGTTTATTCTGTCCTGTTTTGCAGGCTTTAGAGCAGCAGAAATATCTTTGACCTGTGGTGCTGACTTAGAGGAGCATCAGGATGGTTACATGATACGTATCCCACATGGTAAAGGTGGCACAGATTTAGCATTACCAGCGCATCCTGTGGTAGTGGAGATGATTAAGTCATATAAGACTCTGGGCAGATTATGGCCGACAGTTAAACCACACACTTTATCAACTTACGCATGTAGAGAGTTAAGACGCTTAGGTATAAACAAGAAACTGCATTCTGGTCGTCACTATTTTGCTACTAACTGCTACTCGGTTTCTGGTGGTGACTTATTAGCTGTGTCTAAACTTATGCGCCACGCTTCACCAGCAACGACAGCGATATATGCAGAGTTAGCATCACCTGTCGCTAAACAAGTGGTAAATGCATTACAAACTCCTGGGGTAGAATTAGGTAATCGTACTGAGGAGATTTTATGAGTATCACAATTATTAAAGATGTTGTAATGAGAGCATTTGCTTTATTTCTAGCCACAGCACTTCCAGCCATCGGTGTTGGCGCATTCGCTGGAGTCGCACCTGTAAACTCGGCTGCTATTGCTGGGGGGCTTGCTGTGTCACGTGTAATCACAGATCTGGCAAAGGCTTTCTTGGATGATGGAAAACTTACACAGGCTGAAGTCGATGCGATATTCAAACGTGCTAATAAGAAAGATGAAACTAAATAATGGCGTTACCTATTAAAGATGGCAAGATAACCACAAAATATAAGAAATTAGGCAAGATGTGGAGTCGTGGCTATCACACTGGTGTGGACTTCGCAGTGCCATCAGGCACAGATATTCTCGCAGTCGATGATGGTGTAATCGCTAACGCAAACTGGGGTAAATCCTACGGCACACAAATTGTGCAACAGGTTACCGTTAATGATCAAAAGAGATGGGTTATCTACGCACATCTTACAAAGTCATTAGTTAAACCAGGTGATGTTGTAGTAAAAGGCCAACACATAGGTGAGTCAGGTAATACTGGTAACTCATCAGGTCCACACTTACATTTCGAGATGCGCGACAACATCAGATGGTCAGCTGGTGCTGACTGTGACCCAGCCGAGATCTTAGCGAGATAAGATTCGTAGGTTACGCCTGCGACTATTACTACCATTAGCACTACTAGCTGTCATGATGTCATCTAGTGCATTCGCTGATGATGTACTCATAGAGTTATCACCTGAGCAACCATATGTAGATGTACCTATTACTGTAGAGACTCCTAGCACTGTAACTGTAACCACTACTACTGGTGATCCCAGAGCCACAGGCTTCATAGATTCCTGGGTCGAGATATGGCAAGACACACTTAAATTAGGCGCTAACGATGATGGTGCGCACTCAGCTACAAATTATTTAGCCTCATTATTATCTTTACCACTAGATGCTGGTACATATTTCATAAGAGCCACATCATTTGCATGGGCTGTCAGTAATGGAAATCAAACACCTACAGGTAATTACATGCTCACATGGTCTGGTGCTGTATTAGCATCACCAACACCAACTGTCACTCCGAGTGAAACACCCACACCAGAGCCAACACCGTCACCAACAGAAACAGAAACCCAGACACCTACACCAACCCCGACACCAGAATTAACACCTGAACCAACGCAAGAACCAGTAATAGATAACTCAGATAACGCACCGACTTCGACTCAGGAACCTGAAATCGTAGTACCAGCCCCAAGCCTGCCACCGATAGTAGAGCCAGAATTAGAGATAACTGAGCAAATAATTGAACAAGAAACAATTGAAACTCCTGTTCTCGAACCTGAGTTAAGTGTAGAGGAGTTAGAGGTATTAAGGCAAGAAGAAATAATCCAGGAATACATAGCTGAAAATACATTAGAATTAGAGATACCCACTGCGCTGGCTGACATACCTGGCATTGCCGAAGTCTTTGCAGCAACTGAAGCGATATTAAATGTGGGATCGGATATGACACCTGAGCAACGCGAAGAGTCACAGGGCGTGGTTATCGCAGCAGTCTTAGTGCAACAGATAGCACAAATATCTGCCGTAGGCGCTATGAGTAGGAGAAACAAATGATTTGGTTAAAGAAATATTTTATTGGTATTACTGGCGATGTTTGGACATATGTCGGACTTTTAATTGCCTATTTCACACTCGATGGCAGCGCGAAGATAGTTACAGGGTGGCTAATCATCATAGGTCTAGTAATATGGCTCATATCTTTCCCGATTAGGGAGTCCGATGACTCTGATTGATTACATACTCCTGACAGGTCAGGTAGCGATGGCTATTACAGCTGTTGGTGCATTGTTATTAGCCACGCATCGTTATGTGGTGGTCAAACCTATTCAGAGATCTATAGCTGAGCACACACAACTTATTCAGCCTGGTAGTAATGGTGGCAGGTCACTTCCCGATATAGCCCTGGGTATCCAACGTGTTGAGGCAAAGTTAGAGACTATAAATAAGCGTGTAGACACATTAGAGAAATCCATCAAAACAAGCAACTAGCCTACTATTGTCAGACCGTCTGTATAAAGTCATTATCACTATAGAAAGGTGAAATATGACCAAGATTACTGATCCGAGCATATGGGACAAATTAGCCCTATCTGCCAAGATTAAGTGGTTACAGATACAGGCTGATAATGAGGCGCAGAGATGCACCACGTGTCAGCAATACCTATGCACGTGTGGAGATGATATTTAGATGGCATTCGATTTAAGCAATTATGAACCTGTTGAGAAAAGAATAGACAGATTTTATGGTGAGTTCAAAAACGGCAGGATTGTCACTGAATTAGTCGCACATTCAGACCAGATGTTCATAGTAAAAGCGTTTGCCTATCGTGATGCAGCAGATGAGCGCCCAGCATCTACAGGCTTCGCTGAGGAACGAGTTGGGTCTAACCCGGTAAATCGACAGTCAGCCCTAGAAAACTGTGAAACCTCAGCTATCGGAAGATGTTTAGCCAACCTAAATTTTGCACCTAAGGGTGCTCGACCTAGTTTGGAAGAAATGACTAAGACTGATCGTGTAACAGATGTGCCAGCGACTGAGCCATACTCGTGGTCTGGGGTGAAGATAACTAATGGTCCTGCATCTAGAGCTGATGCATCAGACAAACAAATCGGTTACCTAAAGAAACTGCTGAAAGATGTCGCTGAGGAGATGCAGGTAGACATTAAGCATGCAACAGAGTTAGCATGGCAGGAGATGGGATGCGACCAGGTGACTGGTATCCCTAATAAAGCCAGTGCATCACTTTTGATAAATGACCTCACACAAGGTCAGGCATCAAACTCTATGTTTCGAGAGAAACTAAGAGGCACGACAGGTGAGAAACCAGATCTTTGGAACTCACCTAACTTCTAACAAAGGAGCCAGTTGCTAGATCTGCTAATAACAGTTACGGCACCTGTGCAAGACCCTGATAGGCGTGTTGAAACGGCACATTATCGGGAGTACGCCCAGTCTCAGCTCTCACCTAAGCAATGGAAGTGTTTAGATGAGTTATGGGATCGGGAGTCATCGTGGAGAACGCATAAGAAACCCTGGCGTGCTAAGAACAAAAGTTCTGGAGCATTCGGGATTCCTCAGGCCTTACCAGCATCAAAGATGTATTCAGCTGGTATGGATGCGATGACAAATCCTGTCACTCAGGTTAAGTGGGGGCTCGCATATATTAAAAAGCGATACTCATCTGGACCTAAAGATGCTGGAGCGTGTAATGCGCTAGCACATCATGATAGGAAGAACTGGTACTAATCGTGAAAATCTGCCCTAGATGTGGGTTAGATAAACCTGCGCACGATTATGCTCGCGATAAGTCACGACCTGATGGGATGCAACGTATCTGCCGTTTATGTGACAGTCGTAAAGGGCGTGCATATTATGAAGCAAATAAAGAACATGTAGCAAAATACAATCGCATCCATAAAGGGTACAAAAAGTATCAGAGATTAAGACAAAAATACAACTTAACTGATGTCCAGTTCGATGAGATGCTCGTAGCACAAGATGGTAATTGTGCTATATGTGGGCATAAAGACAGTCGTGGTTTATCTGTAGACCATGATCACTCATGCTGTCCAGGTCGTAACTCCTGTGGTAAGTGCGTGCGAGGTCTGCTATGTAGTCGATGCAACATGGGGCTGGGCAACTTAGGCGATGATATAGAAACTTTACTTAAATCTGTTGATTATTTGATGTCACATCATGAAAAGCAAAAGAATACGATACGATAATCATATGAGTCTATTAGATGATTTAGACAAAGTAAAAAACACTAAAACTTACCGTAATAAAATATGCGCAGTTGAGCGCCTATTATCAAAATTAAAAGAACCTGAGCGCACGAAAGTCGCTACAGCTATAGATGACCCTGAGTACCAAATATCACTCCTATACAGGGTGTTCAAAGACCATAAGTACGAAATCTCTGCATCATCTTTATATCGCCATCGTAGGAGATTAACGCATGGTGGCTGCATATGTCCTTAATAGATGACATAGAAAACTCGACTACTGATAACTTAAAAGAAAAGCAAAAGCCCTGGGCTGAAATTAGTTTAGATGGTGGAGAACTCTATACAGGTGTTCTAGATAAAGCGATTGCTGATGACTGGTCACCTATCTTAAGAGGGTTCGGTTTAGACCCAGATGTTTTCGAGGTAGTCGGTGATCAGGTCAAAATGTCGAAGTGGCAACAATCAAAAAGAACCGAATCGGGAGATCGTGACATCGTTTGGCTCTACGCCTATAAAGCCACCTTTAGAAGAAAACTATCTACAGCTATATCAACTGTGGATATAGATGAGATTAGAAAACATGTACGCAAATGGAAACCATCTAAGATTACAAAACCTGTAGATGAAGTGCCGAGCACATTATTAGTCTGTTGGGCAGACTGGCAATTATACAAGTCAGCATCTGGTGGTGTTGAGGCTACGACTGCACGTGTACTCGACTCATTTGATAAAACTGTGCAGCGTGTAAAAGAGTTAAGAAAATTAGGCAGAAATATTGAGGGCATACACATCGTAAACTGTGGGGATCCAATTGAGGCTTGCGATGGCATGTACGCATCTCAACTCTTTTCAGTTCAAGGGGGGCTTCGTGATCAGTTACGTCTAGCCCTTGATTTATGGACTCAGGGTGTACAAACGCTCGCACCTTTAGCTGAATACGCCAGTTTCACATCGTGTATCAGTAATCATGGTGAGTGGCAGCGCAAAGGTAATAAATCTATGACTACAGATTCCGACTCAGCTGATGGATTTCTAGCTGATGCACTTATGCGTGTGCTAGATGGCTCAGACTTAATAGATGAGTGGAATATCCCTCATGATGAGATGGTTATGCAGAGTGAAATCTCTGGGGTAAATGTGGCTTTCCATCATGGTCACAAGATGGTCGGTAAAGAAATAGATTGGTTACGAGGTCAGTCACTTAAACAGCTAAAAGAGGTGGGAGCTGAACCTGAGATATGGATAACAGCCCACAAACATCACTTAAAGATGACAGACTACGGTGGCGTTCAACACTTCCAAGCACCATCTTTGGACACAGACGGTTCACCTAGTGGTGGGTCCAAATGGTACTCCGATACCACAGCACAGTGGTCCACATCACCAGGCACATTGACTATGCTAATCGGGCATCATGATCCTAAGAAGTGGAGTGATCTAGCAGTCTTATGACATCAGAACAGCTAGCAAAAGCCATAGGTCACATGATTAACTCATTAGAGTCCCGAATTATTGGTGTAGGCGCTGCACAGTACGATAAAGGATCTAGGCAAAAGATAGAAGATAAGTCTATCGACCAGGTACTCGATGAGGCTCTGGAAGAAATAGATGATTTACTGGTCTATCTATCCTGGGCTAGAATACGTACACAGAAAGTACGCGCTAATCTTAAAGACCTCACCTAGCACCCTCTAGGTGGATGACAGTCGCTCTGGCGAGGGACTGGGTTTAGGGCTGTGTCACCCTTTCTTCACAGCCCTTTACTTAATCGCGTGTCGCGTATTACAACCATAGTATTGATGTCATACACTAATTATCAAAATGAGAGGAATAAATGGCTGAAAAAACAAACATGATTGCTCTGCGACTGAATGATGAACAGATGACAGCTGTGCATGCGTGGGCTAAACAGCATAACGGCACAGTATCTGAGGTCATTCGCTTAGCAATCCAGATGATGACTGGAGCAAAACCATGAAACACCATTCTTCTGCACTGCTAGCACGTTACACATTTCTTAGGGATCATCCAGCATTAGCACAATGCGATTTTGAATTAGGGAAAATTAACTGGGAATACATAGATTTACAAGAGTGGTCACCTACGCAGTTAATCATTATTGAGGTACTCAGATTTCTGGTGACAGGCTCAGCTAATGTGCAACTCGAGGATTTAAATTATCTAACTGATGTGGAGCGTAATGCTGTCGTAATGGCATTGACTGATCGCTACAACATGGCTTCGCTGGAAGAAAATCTAGCGAGATAAATATCATCTCAAGAAAGGGGATAGATATGAGAGAACCGATAGATAGAGATGTGTTGCTGACTAATTATCAGCAGACATCCATATTATCTGCGCAGAAGTTAATACCTAAATCGGGTACTAAGCGTAGAAAGATATATGACCTAATACAGGAGTCTGGTGTGTTAGGTATGTGTGATCATGAAATAGAGGAAGTTACTGGCTGGAAACATCAAACTGCATCTAGTAGTCGATGTGGTTTAGTTAAAGATGGCTGGGTTATTGACTCAGGTATGAAACGATTAACTAACGATGGTAATAAAGCAATCGTCTGGATAGCATGCTGAATCAGATATTAGTGGGTGATAATGCTCAGCTAATTAAAACAATTCCAGATAGTTATGTGAACACGATTATTACATCACCACCGTATTATGGTCTGCGTGATTACGGTAATAATGCTCAGCTGGGGTTAGAGTCCACACCTGATGAGTGAGGATATATCTTTAACCATCGCTACATCTAATGATCAGACACTATTTACTAAAGGTACGGTGCGTAGACTTACTCCGACTGAGTGTGAAAGACTGCAAGCATTTCCAGATGGGTGGACAGCTGGACAGTCCGACTCAGCTAGATATAAACAATTAGGTAACGCTGTAACTGTGTCGGTAGTTGCGTGGATAGTTAATCGTATGGTATCTGTTGATGAGGCAAATACTAAATAGAGCGACAGAGGCTCTTTAAAATCTCTGGCTGGCCTAGTCATCCAGTTAATCACCGTTAGAGGGTGACTTTTCACTCATTTAGACTACGTGGGCGTGCAGATATACGTGAATCTGCGAGTGAGCATGGTGGGCATAAAACCGAGAACCTATGTCCGATATATCCAGCTGTAATCACATATGGCGTTCTTCTGACCTCAGGGTCAGCATCCGATACCTATACATACCTACACTGGGTGTAATTAGGGGATGGTGCTTAGATGCCATCCTCTGCCTGCCAAGACCTGCCTGAATGTAAAGAACGAGATAAATACCTCTAAAACAGACAATATGGACTACTGATTAGACACGCTGTAGAAAATTATTAACCTAAATACTTGACCTATGTTATACAGATGCTACCCTTGTTATACAGGCTCTAGAAAGGGGCAAAGTATGAAAAGCAAAAACGTAGAGGTTATCTTTAGATTAAAAGGTCTAAAAGAATTAGAGACATCTAGAGGTATCTCATGGAGTGCCAAAGTTACTCGTAATGGAGTAGTTGTAGGAGATGTCTATGATGACGGTGCATCTATAGTGCCAGACTTATACATCTCTAAGGAATATCGTGCTGAGTTTGCAGAGTGGTCTAAGTTAAACGCAGATGCAGAATGGTTAGCAGTAGATGTAGACGCAGCAGGTGTCTATGCACTTAGTGACCTGTATGCAAAAGAAGTCGAGGGTGTGAGAATCTAATGACTACACAGTTCAGCAACGAAACTTATATAACAGATGCAGATAAAACTGGTCAGATTACTGAGTTCAGACTTACATTCAGTGATGACGTACTGGCTAATTATACGTACCAAAATAAATTGTTCTATGGCTTCAAAAATGTCTCTATCACAAAACGTGATGGAAATTACTGTGTGAACTGGGATAGGAAATAATAATGGTCACAGATATATCACCTGAACTTATTAACAGATATGCAAAACTCATCAGGGAACGATGGGATGATAACGCTGTCGAGGCGTTAATCGGTGTCCTATCTACTGTAATTAGTGAACGCCAGATAGAGGTACTGATAGAGGATTTAGTAAATCAGTTAGAGGAAGAAGATAAGTAAATAAGACTCCTGTCTAGTGGGGTGGACTGCGTTCCATGTCACTGGGCAGGCCTAAGAAAAGGGAGAAAGGGATATGTTACAAAAGTCGTACGCTAAACCTGCTAAAACAGAACTAAATAGACGAGATGTCAGTCTAATACTGGACTCATTACAGTATGTGAGCCTAGAACTAAGCGATAAAGATGTTAATGATCCACGAATCAAAACACTTAGAGATTTAATGGGCAAAATCTTAAGGATGCATGATGGAAACTAACACGATGACTGCTGTAGATGCACTGGAGTTAGCCATGTATCTAGCTGTAACTGCGCCGACTAAACAAAAAGCGCAAAGATGCACAGATATAGCCATCGGTATCGCATCAGAGTTAGATGCCAAAACAGTTAGAGCATCAAAACGTAAAGTTGCTCAGAGGCTAAAAGATGAGCGTTAAATTATCTGGGCTGGACTTAGCGCACTCATACATAGATGCAGGGTACTGGGTTTTACCAGTCAAACCTTATAGAAAAGAACCCTACACTCAACTGGCATATCGTGGATATCTCAGTGCTACAGATGACCATAATGTGCTACAGGACTGGATAGATTTTGATCCAGATATGAATATCGGTATTAGCTGTGAAGCATCAGGAATTATCGTGTTCGATGTTGATTACAGAAATATGACAGCAGACTCCTGGAGCGCAGTGAAACACTTTGTGTGGTCAGATACACACATAGTCACTACAGGTAATGGTGTTCACATCTATTACAAATGTCCACAGGACTTAAAAGTCAGAGGCAAACTCTACGATGGTGTGGACATCAAATATAGAGGTTATGTGCTTGCACCACCATCGTTACATCCATCTGGTGTTAGTTACGAATCTAATGACCAACAGATTATAGATATACCTGAATATCTACTAAAGGAGATAACCAATGCAGTTCGATAGAAAAGATGACATGATTACTCTCAGCATGGATGTGGATGAATTATCACCAATCATGTTACGAGTCGCTAATGCGATGATAAACAGTGACACCATCCACACTCATGCCCTGTACTGGATCAGTACCCATAAGTACTCTGCGTATCAGAAGATGATGGATTGCATAGATGTTAGAGAATCACGCATATCTATGAGCAGACAGCATGCAATTAAGTTACTGAACGAATTAACTGAGGCTCTGGGTGTAGCTGAGACTTCTGAAAAGTTAGCGCGTATCTGTGTGGACTGTCATAGAGGTTACATATCTGAGGCTGGTAAAGCACATGAGTGTGGGGTGACTAAATGACACTTTACGATTACCTAATATGGGGAATATACACATTTCTACTCACACTGCCCTGGACTATCCATAAATTACCTGGGAGAAATAAATGATTACTAGAAATAATGATGATGGGTCAGTGACTTTTATCTTCGAGTCATGGGCTGAGTTAATTGAATCTGAGCCTATATGGGAGCCAGATGCAGACTTATGGGCTAAAGATAGAGCAGATCAGAGGGCTAATGATTATTGAGATTATCCAGATAGGCCTGATGTATTACATTATTAGATTACTGAAACAGACTCGCTGAGCACACCAGTCACATGATTATGCTGAACGAACTGCCATACTTAGCGCATGTTAAAAGACTGCACACACAACGCACTAGATGGCACACAGATATGTGCAGAGTGTCCTAGACCTGACAGCTGGAAACTGTTCGCAGAGTGCAGGAAGCATGATCCAGACTTATGGTTCACAGGTGAAGATATCCCATCCCAATGCCTTAAGGCTGTAAAGATATGCATGTCCTGTCCAGTTCGAGGCTACTGTCTTGAGAAAGGCTGGCAGGAACGCTTCGGTATCTGGGGTTCATTTACAGCATTAGAACGAGAAAGACTCAGACGTGTATTCCCTATGCATGCTGATATCAAAGTCAGACGTAGACTCATACGCACCATCGCACATCGACTGTAATACAACTACAATAATCCTATGCGCTTACTATCATTCCTGCTGCAGTTGCTGAGAAAAGAGCAGGTTCCACCACCACCAGACCCGACACCCGACATATTCGGTATTAGATCAGATAACACATGGTGGTTTTAATGCGACACAGGTCAGCTAAAACAGAGAAAATCTATAGAACCAAACGCAGAAACTTAGTCAAATCATTGCTATCCGAGCGACCTATATGTCAGAGATGCTCAGCTGACAGATCACATGATGTGCATGAAAAAAAGACCAGAGCAAGAGGGGGTTCTATTACTGATCCTGAGAACTTAGTAACTCTTTGCCGATCATGTCACATATGGGTAACAGAACACCCCACAGAAGCACATGCACAAGGCTGGTTGTTATGGAGCTGGGAATGACACCTGAGATATTTGAAGATGAGGTAGGTCAGCGTATTAGAACTAAGATGCGTAACTATGCCATTGAGCATTATGGGAAAGAAATTAAGGGATTAGATGAATCATTAGATAGGACATGTGTAATCGTGGGGATGACTCGCGAGGCTGTGGTCGAAGCATTAGAGGCTGAGATATCGGTAATGTGTTTCCGTAACTCTACTGGAGATGAGATACCAGTTACATTTATCGGTGGTGTGCTACATGCGCAGGATGTTATCCAGGGCAAGAACTCAATGATGGGTAAGAGCTGATGAGTAAAGGTAAGGGTAGGCCATTAGTTAAGACATCACGTAATGACAACAGACCTAATGGTAAAGCGTTTAAGAGACGACCAGTCGATTTGTCGAAGCGTTACACAGGTCGCACAGTTAATGGTTATAGTCCAGCTAAGTTAAGACTGCGTGCAGCGAAACGTTTATATGTTAAGTCACACACACCTAACGAAGTCACTATAGAAGCGTTGGAAGAGGCCGCAGAATAATGACCACGATAGCTGTAACTATGTCAGATAAGTACGCATACCTATGCTCAGAATCAGGTATCACTGACGAATCTTTCCACACAATGCCGGGCATGCCAAAAATAGTGCGGCAAGATGAGTGGTTGATAGCAGCAGCTGGGGCAGATCGATCATGCGATGTACTGCAATACCAAATCAAATATCCTGTAGTACCGAACACACTTAAGTCAGCACCAGATCAGAAATGGTACGAGTGGATATCAAAGCGTGTCATTCCACGCATAAGAGATGGCGCACAAAAAGAACTTAGCCTGGACACTAAGGATGGTGTAGCTGAACTACCTGACTCAGAAATTATCCTGGTCACACATGGCCGAGCATTTGGTATCTCAGCATCACTAGGCATATCACGACTACACCCATATTGGGCTATCGGTTCAGGTGGATCTATAAGTCTTGGAGCATTAGCCGTCACATACGCTAACGAAACAGACTGGAACGAAAGACATGAAGATTATTGTTACTCAGCTGTAGAGGCTGCAGTCAAACACGACTCATTCAGTCATCCACCCATACAGGGCTATAAGTCACTACGCACAGGCAGGATCATCGAGTGGGCTTCCAAAGACCATGTTTAGATTGTGGTTTATTAACACAGAAAGGTAACCGATGCCCCACCCATCAGACCCTGTACCAGGCACGACTAGATAGCAGGAAAGACAGACGACACTATAGAGGAGATTATGCAAAGAGAGCAAAGCACGTCAGAGAAACAGCTACAGTCTGCTGGTTATGTAATGAGGGATACAGACCTAACGATCCCTGGACAGCCGATCACTACATTCCTGGTTCATCATCCAGTCCACTACTCAGCGCACACAGATCTTGCAACTCGAGAAGAGGAAACAAACCACCTAGATAGCCCCCGTACGGGTCACTGGGGGGTGGGTCATAATCTGGCAGACGTGAGGCGAGCACGAC